CAGAAGACTGAGCTTTGGAATTATAAAAAGTGTCCAGTGTTGTATGGGATGTTGAGCCTGTTCCAGTTACATTATTATGAGATATTTGAGTGGTTCCGTCGCTGCCTGTATGTGCGTGAACAGACATTGTTCCTTCAATTGCATCAATCTGGCCTTGCAGCTCTCCTGTTGCATTATTAACGAAAGAAAGTTCAGTAGGGGTTATATCAACACCATTAGCTCGAAATGTTGCTGTTATAGTTCCTGTTCCTAAAAGAGTAGGATTACCAAGTGCTGTATTTGTACCAGCACCGTTATTTGATGCTATTGAAGCTCCTGAAACACTTATAACACTACCCCCAACTGTAACTTGCCCAAATCCATTAAAGTCTATAGTTGAACTACCATTATTATATAAGTAGCTTATAAAAGGCAATCCTGTTAAAGTACCAGGTAAAACATATCCTACTGTTCCGGAGCCTCTGCAAGATTGCGTTCCAAAATATATTCTTACTTCTGCATCATTAGCAGTAGTACCAGAACCAGGTTGAACAAATAGTCCATCTGTTCCAGTTCCAATATTAATGTGAGTTCCATTTTTAATATCTAAAGGAGTACCATCAGGACTATATCCAAAAGATGTTTGGAGAGAAAACAAGAACCAAAATACAGAAACAATGATTAAAGTTATAATTGTATAAAATCCTGATTTTTTCAATAATTCCTTCTCTTTCATTTTAAATCTCCTTTAGAATATATTTTAATTGTATATATATTTTTATTTTTCATAAATAATATAATTATGTAGTGTGATAACTGTGAAGCGTGCAACGCAAATTCTGCCCTGGAACGACAATTCCTGGTTGGTTAACTTTTAAAGAGCATGTGTCTGTCGTTAAAAATTCTGTCTGTGAAAACTCTAAATACCCAGTTTTACTATTTTCTGGAATTGTTATAGTTACAGGTGTTCCTAATGATGCTCCATTTTTTAATAATTCTAATATTAATGTAGACCCCTCTGCCGCATCATCTAACTCATACGTAAGTGCAAATTTCTTACTTTTATGTGCTGGTTTATATGCTGCACCAATAACTAAATTTGTATATAAATTTCCAATTACTTGTCTCTGAAAATCATAGTACACAACCAAACCACTACTATTTTGATAATGTAAATCTATATCCCAATTACTTCCACATGGCTCTATTGCAGTAATCCACTTATATCTAACTACTTGCCCTGCACTTACAATATAAGATAAAGTCGAACTTGTTACTGTTGAGCTTCCTGCTGGAACAGTTAAATTTAATCCTTGTAATGCACCATTAATTTCTATATCTAATACTAAAGCATTGTCTGTTATAGAACCATCTTGTGATGCTATTATTATTTTATTTAATTGTGCTGCGCCTGTAAACTTTTGATAACCAAAAAATGTGCCTTGTACTGGTACTCCTATATATGTTTTAGTTAATACTTGTGCATGATAAGCAGATGCACCAGCTAATGCTAATTGTTCAGCGATAATCCTTAAATTTTCATTAATAAAATAATAACTATCCCTCATTTCGGGAAAAATTTTTGCAAGATTATAATCATAGAAATCTGTTAGAATTTGATATGTAGCACCTGATACAGTGGGTAAAGAGTATGGAGCAAGAAGAGTTAAACTAGTCTCACTTGTTGCATCAGCAGCAATTATAAGTGGGACTGTTTCTGTGTCACGTTTCAGCAAGTCCCCCGCCTTAATACTGTTAGTTAAGAATGCTGTCCCTGACCCAGTAACAGTAGTAGAATTTTGTGTTAATGTTATTGTTCCTGTGCTGTAAATAGCCAAATCTGTATTCCTTTATGTTATTATATTATTGTAACTTCTTATTTAAAACCAGATTAAGTAAAATTGCAAGAATTATTTTAAATTTTGACTTGACATATTTGATTTTCAAGATATAATACAGTAATTAGCAAAGAATTTATATTGATATATGAAAGCATCTATATTATAATAATATTTATAACCTTTTTGGAGACTCTACCATGAAAAAGTATTTATTGTTAATCGCTTTTATGTTTGTATTTTGCTCATTTGCTTCCGCTAGTGAGACCCTCAGCATAGTAAAAAGAGGCAAACAGTCTATTACATTTGAGCCCATAGAAGTTGCTTCAGGTTCAATCGAAACACAGTTTATCGTAATAAAATCAGGGATAAAAAATATATTCACCAATGTTACAGGATTTGCAAATATTGCTGGAAGCTACGGTCAATACAAAAGGCAACTTCCTATTACTTCGACTTTCAATAACCCCTCTCATTATTTCGCCGTAAGTATTGCATATTCAAAGGATGATAAAAGTATTATTTGCATTCAAGAATGCTGGAATACTTCTGATGAATCTTATGAGTTCCCTGAATTGCAGTTTGACTTAGAATGGTATTTACTGAAAAATAAATCATTTTAGGATAAAGTATCATCTAACAAAAACCAATTAATTGTCATTGTAATTTCAGGGGCACTATAATCTCCTGCCGCCGCAGAATTGAAAATCCTACGAACTGCAATTATGTTCCCATTGCTTGGGGATACTGCAACCTCAAAGAATTGCCATGAAGTCCCATTGGTATGCAAAATAAACGGAAAATTTCTAATCCAGTCATTTGGAGCTGATCCATATAACGCCCAGCCAATTACTCCTTTGTATGTACTTCCAACACTTGCATCAAGTACAGCCGTTTGGGTGGTTACACTTCCTGGAGATACAGTTGCTGCACTGAAAGTTTTTGATGCCGATCCACTATCAGTAGTATTTATTTTGAAAGAGTTATAATCCGTACTAAATAACATATCATCTGGGTCTGTTGCTGTATCAGCATCAATCCCAGACTTACTAACAATCATTTTGGGAGTTCCACCATTTGTAGCTGAAATCTTAATTCGATTTACAGAACTACTATCTTGGAACAACATCTTTGCCCCACTGCTATGTCCCATTGTAAGCGTTCCATTGATATTCATTTTTGAGGCTTCCACAGATGCTGCCGCAAGATGTGCTGTAATTATTGAACCCGCAGAAACAAAAGAAGAGTTGATAGCAAAATCCTTTTTGTCCGAAAACCTTGAAAAGAATGCAACCTGTCCCGTATCTCCCTTCTGTGCAAATGCCATAGGAGTTTTACCTGTAGCCGCCAAATATTGAGCCGATGTTAAAGCCTTAAATTTTGTGTTTGCGTTCGGAGCATCACCTGGCCAGACTATCCACATAGCCTCAGTCATATTCCCAGTATTTCCAGCATTTGAAATAGTATAATCTGTGGTTGTACCGTTTGTATTCTTAAACTGTAACGTTCCTGTTGACCATGAAACAGTATCTATATCTGTTGCGCTAAACGTTCCAGTGAAAACATACTTTTTAAAATCATAATCAAAGTCATCACTAGATAATCCTGTAACAGCGGTTGTATTATAAGCCCAAGCAGACCACGCTCCTTGTTTTTTTGAGCTATTTTCAAATCTAACTCTTGCAAAATAGGTATATCCTACTTTTGCCCCTTTTATTATATATTTATTACTTGTGTGAGTTTCAGTTTCATCTAAGTTTATTTCACGGCTCTTTTTTTCTCCAATAACTAAATTCGATGTGCTATTATAATTACCTTCATCAACATCACCTAATGTTGGAATATCCCCTGTTGGTCTGACAGCTAGTACAGGAGTTCCAGTAATTCCTTGCCTTGCTCTCCAATCAATAATTGCTTTTGTAACATCTGTGGCATTATTTCCAGAAGGCTTATTCCATTGAATAACTACATTGTTATTAGAATTAATTGATAAAATAATTTTATTACCTGTGTCTGTGCCTGTTACTTGTTCAGGAGCATCAATATCTTCATCCTCAGTAATATCTTGTGTAGTTCCTGGTACTGCTGTAACAATATTAGACCGTGTTCCTGCTCCATAAACATCATAAGGAGTTACTTTATACCTGAAAGATTTCTTTGGGTCTAAATTATTAAATTTAGCTGTGTAAGAAGTTTTTGCTATATCCTCTTCATTTATTGCAGAATTTATAGAAACATCTATTTCAGAAAATGTTTTCTGGAATCGTAACATACAATAGTGTTTCCATGTTACATTACCATCAGTTGTTGTTGGGTGCTTACCATTAGAAGTTGAAGGTTTAGCAAATACTGGTTGTGTTGATGCAGTTTTACTATTTCCTACAATAGACTGGCATATATATAAATGTCCATTTGCAGGTTTAGGAAAGACAAAAGCTCCTACTGCATAAGCTGTTGAATTTTTTCGCAATGTTGAATTATTTAATGCAGTAGTAAGTGTATCATTTGGAGGGGAGGTTGCGTCATAATCAGAATCATTAGTAGCTTTTCCTACTAATTTTGACATGAAATGGCTAATATCAATCTCAGCAAAAGGGTGTTCCCAACTAAATTCAACAGAACTTAGCCCTTCTTTGAATTCAGGAGTAATTGTAGTCCCGTTAATATCCGTCATCACAGGTGCTGGATTATGTAGTAAAATAGAAGAGCCATACTTAGATCTTCTACCATTAGTATCTTTAGTGTATACCACAAATTTTAAAGTTCTTTGTGCATGTCCATAAAAAGTTTCATAATTTGCATTTGTAGTTTGATTCTCAAATAATTTATTAATATCTGATATATTATTTTCATATGTGTATGTAAATTTTGTTTCTTTTGTATTGTAAGTACCTAATAATTGAGTATTTACCTTCTTACCATTATTTAATAATACAGAATCAGCTATTCCAAGATAAGTTGTACCATTAATAGTAAATGATGGTGATAAGTATACCTCAACATCATAACTTATTTCTTCAATTATTTTAGGTATAGAAGCTCCAACCGAATTTTTAGAGAAACCAGAACCAAATCTTGTTACACCCCCCCAAGATATTTCAAAATTCTTTCCTTCAGCAGTAGCATCATTTCCTTTATTGACAGCAGACACTGCCCCAACATTACTTGGTAAGGCAGGTTCAATTGTATGACTCCACTCTGTAGCATCATCTATTAGCATTGCGGGGGCAAAAGTAGAAATAGATACAAATTTTACATAATAAGTAATAAAGGGTTCTACTGAATATATATAAAATACTCCATTAGAATTTCTATCTATTTGCCCAACTTGTATATATTTATGTGAATCAACTAGAGTAGTAGCATCAATATTTGAGCCTTTTTTTACATAAACATCTGAATGATGCCAAAAATTAGATGCTGGGTCAGTATAAGTAATCTTTAATCTCCAATTAGGCATTGAAGTTACAGCAGCTTCACCATTAGTTATTTGAGTTGGAGTGAGTCCATACACTTCCTCAACAATAGTTACATTAGTTACTTCATCTGGTGGGTCATTTGGATTAGGTAATGTAGTATCTGCACCACCAAGAGTGTCAGCATTAATTATTTCATAGTTGTAAACTGTTGCGTCATATTCAGTTAAAGCTAATCCTACAGTAGCATTAGGTAATATCTTTATAGCATCTACCCAAAATAATTTATCTGTCCATCCAGGTGATGAATGAGTAAGTTTTACAACTGTATTAGCTTTTAGTTTTAAAGCTTCTTCTTTAGCAGTAAGTGTGACCATTATACCCTGTCTGGTTTCTTTTCTTACTACTTGTGCTATTTGTTTAGCCATTCTTTTATGAACAGTGAATGGAAGGTCAATCTCTTTACTTATCTTAAATCCATAATCATCCCCTAAATATAAATTATTATCAGAAGCAGAAGGCCATATAACATAATCTGTCTGCCAATTTTGGTCTGGATTTGTCCAAGATGCTTTTATAATATTGCACACATCTTTTGCACCAGGAGTTCTATAATTCCAATCCCCTATAATATTATCTTCATTTAGCTCAAATACTTCTGGAACAGCAGTTGTTCTTATTGCAATAGTATATTTACCCGATTCATAGAATAATCTTCCTCTACATGATGATAATAAATCCTCTAAATTTGCTAAAACATCTCTGGATGTATCTAATATGCCATTACAAGTAAACATTTTTACTTGTGAGACTGTTGTATTATTTGTAGATGGTGCTGATGCTCCTGTTGGGTCATCTAATAAATCAATATAAGTTTCTTGTGTATTATTACTTATAGTGGCTAATAATTTATAATCTACTGCTGCTGGAGTTTCCCCAGAGACTAATCCATGTGTTCTATATATTTTTCTAACTGTTACTTTACTATCATCTGAAATAGGTATTTTTAATTTTACAGCTTTTTTATTAGCTTTTGTTTTAATTTTATTAGAAGCATCACTTGCTTCTGTGGATTCTCCTGATGCTGTTTCATAAGTTACTTTATATCTGTAATATCTGGAAGCATCTAATGCTGAAGTTGTAAAATCTCTAAATGCAGCAGTAAATACACCAGGAGTGCTTGGTGGACTAACAACCGAATGAGCCGTCCCTAATTCAGATTCAATGACATTATCATCAAAAATAGTTGTGTCATCATCTGGGTCAATCATTCCAATATATTTATACTGATTTGTAGCTAATTCTTTTCTAAATACAATTCTTGAATAAGTTGCATTAGTGTCTATTCCTGATAATCTTACAGCACCATAAGCTTTTGAAACTGTACAGGAAGAAATAGCTGAAAGGGCACTCATTTCTGACCATGTTGGTTGATTATTTTCCCCAGTGCTTGATAATGTACCAAAAGCATAAGCATAAGAATATTCTTGAGATTTACCTGTCCATAATTTGCAATCAGTATCTATTAATTGCGCAGATGGTGCGGATGGGTAATCAATTGTAGTTGAGGATAATAATTGGTCACAATAATTAGCAGCAATAATAAATGAATTTATATCAATTTCATCAGATTCAGCACCTACCCCGTATGTAGTATTAGTTAAGTAGTCTAAAACACATAAAGCTGGATTTGTGCTGTAAGCTGAGGTATCATTTGGGTACAGAGCATCTCTTGGATCATGTACTCTAGTTCCTTTAACAAGAACTGTAACATTTGGAATACCAGCAGGAAATTTATCTGGATCATATCGTAAATTCATGTAGATAGAAGCTACACCACTGCCTAAGTGGTCATCATCCCATTTAGGAAAAGCTTCTTTCACTTCTTTATATACTTTTATAGTATTAGTTTTACCAGGCCTCCATCCAAAATGTGCAAAACCTTGATAATGTTCATCAATTTCTATATCCCCATTTTCATTTCTTCCTATTATGCTGTGTTTTTCTTCATTATTAAGAATAACTTTTTCTATAGATTCAATTCTACCATGACAAATAGCAGCAATACAAAATAACCAATCTATATTATTATAAGCATGTGTGGCAGTATTTTCACCAGAGCTTATAAATACTGGGGATATTCCTATTCTGGCTTTGCCATATATAACAGGAAGATGTTGCTCTGTGGAGACTATATTAGAATCCCAGTCTTTTTTTGATATTCCTTTTGTTCCTTTTTGTTGCGTTAAAAATCTATAACCAACTGAAAGGGCAGTCATTCCAGCAGAGACAGAAACACTCAGCCATAATGGAATTATTTTTGCTGCTGGTGGTACTAGAGCCATTAAATTTCCCCTAACATAATATCAAAATTCTTAATGAAATTATTACAAGTTTCTAAAGTTGGTGTTCTACAAAAAGTTCTGCCCCCAGCTTCTATACATAATTTTCCTAATATTTTTATAAATGGGCAATTTTTACAATTACCATCTTTTTTTAAATAATCTCTACATAAAGGACAAACATCATTGCCTACATTTATATATGTTCCGTCATCCCAAATAGGTTTTAATAAATTAAATATTGCTGTATGTCCTTCTTTAAACTTTTTTTGTACATTATTTTCCCAAAGCAATTTTGCTTCATTAATTGAGTTTATATCATATTGAGTTAGCATTCTATTTCTTTTCTAAAACAAAGATAATTAATGAAGGAGTTAATAGGCCTTAATATTATTTTTTTATTTTCATCTGCTACAAGGACTGATTGATTGATAACTACTCCAACCAAATAATAATTTTTTATGCTTAAAACAAAAATATCCCCTGTTTGTTCATATTTTTTATTTACTAATGTAAAACCAGCTTGTGTTAATATATTTATTGGGGTTCCATATATTTTATATGCTCTTAGTGCTTCTTTTAAAGAATTCCATATATTTTTAAAATTAAAAACATTACCATAATAAATTGATATTCCTTCAAGTGTAAGTGTGCTGCAATCGGACTCGCCCCAAATAAATGGTTTTCCTATTTTGGAGGATGCCCAAATTATTAGTTCATTTTTCTTGTTCATTAAGATAAGCTTTTTTCAAACAGTACACAAAATTTTTATAAAAAATAGTTGCTTGTATATATTTTTTACTCTCTATTAATTTTATAACTTCTTTGATTAAATCAGTATAAATAATCTCATAAATGTATTTATTATTAGATTGTTGATTAATTTTATTTACTATTAATGGGGCAATGTTATAATATTCTTTAATAAGAGCTTCCCCACCAAATAGTTTTATTAAATGATTATCTCTAAAATCTCGCAACACATTGAGTTCATGACAGTTATCATCAAATAATTCTTTGTTATTTTCATATTTTGAACAAAGTGTGGCGGTGGAAATAAAACAAAAACCCCCCTTTGCACCTACACCCGCAGATACTTTTCCCCATACTATCCTTTTACCAACTAATTTAGGAACAAAAGAAAAGAATTTATCAGTTGGATAATAATGTTGATGTGATGTTACATTAGTCATTATACCAGCAACTTTACTTATACTAGCCACTCTATCTTCCATCTTACCTCTAACATTTACTGTACCTGGCGTGTCATCATTTCTTGTTTCTTCTATTTCAAATCCGCCATTCATTCTACCCCAAAATATTAATAATGGGTCTGATATAATAGTTCCTGAAGTATTGATATGTACTAACCAAACTTTAACAAATCTTCCTCTATAAGCTTTTCCTAAAACTAAAGTTGTTACAACTTGGTCTACACCAGATAATAGAATATCAATACCACTTGCCTGCATATCAGAAGTTTCTGCTACTTCTTCAAATTGCAATAATCCCCCTACACCTTGCCATGTTTGTGAATTCCATGATATATCATGTGTAGTTGTAGATAAATATGTGGTTGCATCTTTTGTAACTACACCTGTTTCTGTTGCAGTAAAAACCTTTGTAATATCAAAATAATCAGAGCCTACATTGGAAATAGCATAATCACTCCCATCATACGTTTCACCAGTTTGTGTTATATCAACATTTCCAGAAGTCCATCCGTGTGCTGTTGTAGTTGTTACTTTAGTTTTAGTCCCAGGATTGACAGATGAATTTGCAAAAGATGATATATGTCTTAAATCCTCAAAATCAAATTGCATGAAATAACATATTGTTCCTGTTTCAGCAGCAACAGCAGTTTTCATTGCAGATTCAATAGTTCTTGGGGATGGGCATATAATGGCAGTATTATCGGGAACATTTTCTGATAAAGTTGGGGTAAATTCAAAAGAAGTTAATATTCCGGAAGAGCTTGTGCTTCCACTGACTACTGTTATTGTGTATGAAGTTGTGTGAGATTCAAATTGTATAGTATCACCAACAGTAAGAACAGTTGTGCTGGCAGGCCAATTATCTGAATTTGATATTATAGCTGCTCCTATAGAAGCAGCAGATGCAAGATACCCCCTCATAATTTATATATTCCTTTATATCTTATTTTACTATGGTACTTCACGGAAGGAAATAACTAAGCCCTCGTAATAAGCATCATAGGATGCTCTTGGAAGAACCAATTCACCTACAAGGGTAGCATGAAATTTTACACTATTATAAGTTATTGCTTGTGAATTAGTAGGACTCTGTCCTGAAATTATTACAGGACTTACTGGGATACTGGTTGCACCAACAAGCACATTTGAAGTGACATCAAATATATGATTAATACCAGGAAGCTTTATTATATCTCCTTGCTTTAAAGCATGTGTACTTGCAGTTCCGGTCAAAACAGTAACAGTTATAGAAGAGCCTGTTTGACTTGCCCCATTAATAACGCCACCACCAGTAATAGTTCCTAATGTATTTCCCAAATGTTGATGGTCAATATCAAAAATAGTTCTTTGATTCCATAATTGATTTATATAAGTTATAAATGCTCTTGTATTAGCATCACTAGCTTTCATTGGTGGATAACTTTCTTCCCAAGTTCTTCCTACTTGTGTAGTTGTTCTTAATTGTGGCTTACCAGATTGTCCCCATGAATCTAATCCAGTTGGAAATTTAGGCCATGTTGAACCTGATGGTGTGGCATAAGTTCTATCAAAATCCAAGCTAACAATCCCCCAATTTATAACACAAACCAATGCCTTTTTTTATCTTATAAATAGTATCTGCACTACAATTATCCATATTACTCATTATTTCCCCTATATAATTTTTTTAATCTTCTACTTTTATTGACTCCCTCAGCAGAAACTTCTTGAACAAGTTTTCTATTTTTTCTAAAAAATTGATGCACCGATTGCCCATCAATAGCTGAAACATTATAATGAATTTCTTGATTAAGTGTCATATTATCAGAATTATTATTCATTCTATTTGCAGTTTTAAATCCTTTAGGTTTTGTAGCATACCCTGTTCCTATTGAAGCCCCAGCACCAGAAATAAAATACTTAGCAATATCATTAGTAAAATAATCCTCCGGCATTGCTGCTGGGGTTTTTGTTGCTAAAGACCCTAATAATAAATTAAACAAAGAATTAGTCAATAACTGTGAACCAGCTTTAGCAAAAGAATCAAGAATATTTCCTATAATATCAGTAAATAAGGATTTTAAAGATTCCCCCCAACTTTTAGTTCCTTTTAATGTCTCACTAAAAAATGTGCTAAACCCTGATTGAAAACCTGATTTTAAATCATTTACCCAATCTATTCCTATTTGACCAAATTGTGCACCCTCATCTGATAATTTTTGAAGTCCTACTTTAACTCCCTCAAATAAATCTTTTGACTGTGCTACTTCTTGATAATGTAATTGTTTCTTTTGTTCTGCATACCATTTCTCTACAAGATATTTACCTTCCTCAGTATCTTTAACTATTGCCAATTCTTTTCCATATTGTTCATTCAAGGCTTTTAATTTCCACTGAAAATATTCAGAAGAGTTAGTTTTCATTCCTTCAGACAATCTTGTAAATGATTCTGCTATACGAGCATTATGTTGTTCTACTTTATTCTCTTCCTCTATCCTAGCTTTAGTGTTTGATCTTGACCATTTATCTAATAATTCTATGTGTGCTTGTGATTGTGCTGCTGCCACCTCAGCTAAATCTTCTTTTCTTTTTTCATTTTCAGTAGCTATCATTTCTGTTATTTCTTTTTCATAAGCTAAATTTTTTTCCATTGAAACTTTATTACCAGATATTCTTAAATCATACTCTGCATTTATATCTTGTTTTATTTTAGCAAAAAGTTCTTCTTGCTGATCTAGTTGAAATTTTAAATTTGCAAGTGACATTACTTTTTGCTGTGAATAGACTTTGGACATACTCTTTTCATAAGCTTCTTGTCTTTTTAAAATCTCTTCATCTAGCAATCTGTCTGTTTCAATAGGCTTTATTTTCACCTCTTCAAAAACAGGTAAACCAAATTGATCATATTTTAATACACTGACCTTATCTCTTATTCGTTCTATTACCCCATTAAGCTTATTTTCATTAAATTGTTCAAAAACATTTTTTTGTCTTTTTGAAGGAATAATTCCCTGACCTTCTAAATAAGCATCAGATTCTCTAATATCCGCCCTTTGTCTAGCCCCCTCCCCTTTTCCTCTTACAGCGTCTAATGCAGATTTTAATCCTTTTATAGTGGCTGCAAAAGCCTGAACAGCCCCCCTTGCAACTGGAGAAAATATCTTTCCTAATTCTATTCCTAAATCAATTAAAGCATTTTTAGCTAAAGTTAAATCACCTCTCAGAGTATCCAATTTCATATCAGCCATTCGTTGTGCAGCACCACGTACTAAACTATCTGTATCTGTAAGTTCCCTATTTAATGTATTTATAGTATCACTAGCATTAATAGCAGCTAAAGCATATTTATATGTGTATACACCAAATATTCTTAATACCTCAAGAGTAGAAGCTGATTTAAGTTTTAAATCTGTAAATATTTGTGGTAAGGGCTTTAATCTTTTTTCAGTATCTAATAGTTCTAATTTTAGCTTTTGGATAGTTTGTCTTGCCATACCTATTGTAGAGCCAGTTTCATCTATAGTTCCACCCATTGTAGACGCTGCTCTGGTAAGCCTAGCTATCATCTGAGTGATGGCAAAACCAGCAGTTTCAGATCGTATCATCTGGTTAGCTAATCCTCCTAACACAGCTAAGACATCTTCAAGAGATTGTCCTGATATATGAGCAGCAGCACCCGCTACTTTTAAACCTTGTCCTAATGAATAAACTGTAGATGCTGATTTAGCAGCAGTGTAAGCTATAGTATCAACAATTCTGTCCAAATCACCTGTAGTCATAGCCATACCACGCATAGAACCTAAAGCTATATCAGCAGCATCAGCTAAGTTCATGGCTTCAGTTGTAGCTAATGTTAATACTTTAGGCAATGCTTCTATGGCTTCATGTGCATCTAAGCCCATTTCTACTAACACTTTAAGTGCTTCCGCAGATTGAGTAGCATTATAAAATGTTGTTCTTCCCATTTCTCTAGCAGCTTCCTCTAACGCTCTAAATTCTATTGTGGTTGCGTTAGCTTTAGCTTTTACAGATGCCATTTCAAATTCAAAATCCATAAAAGATTTAATAGCACTACCAGCCATATTTTTTACACTGCCAGTAATTTGCTGTATACCAGAAACTATACCTAAACCTTTTACAACATCTAAAGTTCCACCACCAAAGAATTTCTGCCAAAAAGTTTTACCAGCAGCAGAGCCAGTTTTATCACCAATTTGTTTTCCGATCTTATCTAAATCCTTTTCTACTGTTTTTACCCCAGCAGCTAGGTCAGAAAAGATTTTACTGGAATCAACTCGTAAAGTCATATAAGCGTCTGCAAACGCAGTTGCACTGATTATTCCCATATTATTTTATACTTTCTGGCAAACGGTGTCCTAATTCTCTAATCATTTTTACAATATCCTCTTTTTGTAATATTTTTGATTCTTTTCTTTCTGCTTCTCCTAACCAAATCATAACTTCTGGAATCTGTTCCATATAAACATGGATTTGGTCTTGTGTTAACGCTAAAATTTCTTTATGCTGAAATGAATAAAACTTTTTAAGCAAAGCAAACATAAAACCCAAAGTCACTGGTTTAGACTCTGAGTTATCTATACGTTTTTTTCACTGCCCCCAGCTTTCTTCGGTGAGATAACTTTTAAAATATTATCTAAATCATCAGCAGTTACACAATTTTTAATATCCTCTAATTTAATATCTGGTTGATTTTTCTTTACACACAGCCACAATATATACAAAGTTTCCATCCATTCTACACCGTCACGCTCTAATACCAATCTCAGTATTTGTTTATTTTTCTTTTCATCATCCCAAGAATCTGGCATAGCAGCCAACAAATCAATTTTATCTTTAGGTGTCAAATCTGCTGGAAGTACACTATTAATTATTTGTTTTTTCTCCTCCATTGACATTTCTTTAGGCATTTGTGAAAAAAGCTCATTATATTGTTTTATATACTCAACACGTTTTTTCTGTTTTAATTCCTTTCCATAAGATTCTGCCTCACTTAAATCTTGTAGCGTAGGGGGATTGACACGATAAATTTGCCCATTTAAATTAAGTGTATTAGGTGTATTTGCAAGAATTTGTAAATCTGATGACATTTTCTACTCCTTTAATAAAATAAAAGTATAATTAATTGCAACTAATTTGAATATTTCCTTTATTCATTAATCCAAGTTTTACATTATGTGAGATATTTAATACAGCCCTGTTTATACAAATAAGTTTTAGTGCATTATCCTCTGCTTTGTAAAACTCTACTTTAATATCCCTAATATCTTTAAAAATCCACCAATTACTAGTCCAATAAATTTTATCATTTTTCTTATCTATATTAAAAAAGATACATCCACCAATAATTTCATTTTTTGGATTTAAAAAAGCTGCATATTCTCCTGACTGTATTTTAATTTTTTGCATATGTGTATAAATAAAAAAAGCCTGAAATAAATGACTTACATATCCCAGCAATGAGATAATTGCATTTATTTCAGGCTTAAAATTAACCCTTTACTATGAGAGTCCTATTTAGGGTATTTTAGCTAATGAACTTTAACATAGTATTCTAACAAACTTTTAGATTTTTGTCAAGGATATTTTAATTAATATTCAGAAAAAGTATTATAGATATTAATTTTATTTTATGCCAGCGGGACAGAGAGTGCTCCACTTCCCTGAAAACTATATGAGTATTTTACTGAATCATTAAATGTTCCTGATGGGGTGAATCCTGTATAGAAAGCATCCCCTATAAAAGCTTGTCCAACAGTATCAGCTTCCCAGAAACCTAAAGCATACTTTTTATTCTTTTCTAATGGTGGTGCACCTTCTTTATGCCCATCAATTGTTGCTGTCCAACTAGAAAAAGTATCAGAAAACTCTTTTGTTCTAAGTGATTGATAGTCAGACACATCAACAGTATCAACTGTTTCAGATATGCTAAATCCAGTCCTACCAGGAAATGATTTAAGCAATCGTACCTGATAAATATAAATATTACAAGCTGCTGAAATTGCCGCACTTGTCTTTAAAGCAACAGACAACAAAGCGTTATTAGATGAAGGGGAATTAAGTTTTACAATAACTCTTCTCCATTTATTTATATCAGGAGGAGTTGTATCTCCAGTCCCAGCCACAACATCAGTTGCCAAAGTCATATCTGTTACTGGAATAGCTGGTAAATTCAAAGTTTCTACAGCAGTTGCCCCAGCAGCATCAGAACAAGTTACAAACTGTAAAGTTGATACAGTTGTTCCTGCTGTTGGTGACGCCATTCCAACACGGATATAAAAAGAAATAGCATCATACGATGATATATTAGCACTAGCAAATCTTCCATAAGCTATTCCACTTGCACCAGCTATAGGAGTAGATGCTGAACCGACAGCCATTTTTACTATAGTAAGACCAGAAGCAGGCCCAGACTCAGATGCTACAGTAGTATGTGTGGATAATACAACTTTGTCAGCAGCGGTAGCTCCTGTAACATCCATTGATGTCCATTTACCATTTGCCGGTGTTGTGTCATCCACAGCATTTGTGCTATCCAATACATTATTAGTTAATGTAACGCCTGTATCAACTAATTTACTAAAAAAAATCTCTCCTGTAGAATTAATCACTGCGTCCGCCATTTTTAAAGCCTCCTAAAAAATTTTTATTATTGCACAATAATTTCAAAATTGTTAATTAAAATCCAAATCTTATTCTCATCCCTGAAAAATCTTGACATGCCCCTTTTCATTAAACTGTGAAATTTCCAATCAGTTATAATTAATTCAGTATCTTTATTAAATAAATCATTAAGTTGCTTATCTATAGTAGTTATTTGTGTTGATGATGCTTGGTCAGAATAAGCCATAAACGATAAAACAAATGTTTCATACTGTCCTGTATAATAAGAAAAAGTATCTGATGAAACTAATTCAAATGTAATATAAGGCAGTAAATCTATAAGTTCCTCTTCTTCTGCTTCTTGAAAATATATTCTGTCACTTATTGTTGTATGTAATTGGTTTATAATAGGTATAGTACAACTTGCACCTGAAACTGAACCTGTTATCACATCATTAACTTGTAACTTTAATCCTGTACTTAATGTATAATCAAAATGTTTATTTTGTATTGTTGTTATAGTTGCAGATGCACCTGAAACTGAACCTGTTATCACATCATTAACTTGGAATGTATTTTTTATTACTGCTTTATTATGTACAACTTTATCTTGAACTGCATAGTTGTAAATTCCCGAAAGAATGTTCCCAATATTTTTGCTCATAAAATTTACACAATAATCTAATTTATTTAAAGTTCTTAGCTAATCCAAGTATGTATTTTTTAGTGGACATAATGCGTAAATGTTTTTCTATAATTTTCTTGTATTTTTGTAATGGTTTCATAAGAAACGGTCTAGCTTTCATTTTTTTTGTGCCAATTTCCAGCAATTCCCACAGTAAATAGCCTCTTTTGCTTTTTGATGGGGCATTGCTTCCAATGACAACCATTCCTTCTGCTTTTGGTTCTGATACACCATCTGAACTTTGTGCTCTGCTTCCAACTTCCCCATTTGCCATTCCACTACCATACCAATTTACAGACATAGAATCATGTAATCTTCCAAAATCTACTCTTGGTGGCTTTCCTGGCATACTTGGGTGATGTTTTCTTCCTTGTCTGTAATATGTTTTTTCTGACCATTCAGGACTATCCACCATAGACTTTATTACTTCATCTCTAATTTCAAAGGCGGTGTCCTTCATCACTCCTATTGCTAATTCAATAGCATGTATTTTTAATTTTTCATAATCAAAAACGACTTTTGACATATTTATTTAATTTCTAAAAGTCCGATTTTTAATATTTTAGTGTTCATCATTGGAGAATCTACAGCTTTAATTTGAAAAATCCTACCATTATAAGTTATTCTGTGAAAGTCATTTATAGTAACAGAAGGAACTTTAACAGGATATAGAATGTAATCAATTTCTCGTAATTCTTTGTTGTATTTTAAACCTTCTTTAGTTAATCTTACGGGGGATAACACAGCTTTAAATTCTTCAATATCGTTCCACACATCATTGCTGCCCCCCCGCCCGTCTGGTACTCTGACTCTTTGTTGCAATACAACAGTAACTTTTGGCCCGCTTATCATTAATATTTTAATCCTTGTCCAATATGTTAATTGCAAGTATTATATGTTAACTTTTCGATATTTATTAAGAATAGGAATAACTTTCTCAGTAACCGCTGCGTCAAAAGATTTATTAATAACACCTGAAAGGTGAAATGACTTTAAACCCAAACTGCTCTCTTGTTGTCTGTCATATAAATCCTTAACAATCATTAAAATACACAACTTAAGGTCATAAGGTAAATTTTCTTCTTCAAATCCCGCCCTGTACTTTATAATTATATTATTAAACCCAGCACCAAAAGTTCCTTCATTAGATTCTACAAAACTAGAATAATCTCTTAGAAATAAAGGTGATTCTGTAATTTCATTATATGGAGTTAAACTTGTTGAAAAATAAATAATTCCATTAACTTTATCACATTTATATTGTGACATATTGTTATATGGAATTGATAAATAAACATAAGTAGAATTTATAGCATGTTGTCCAAACATTTCTAATAATTCAGTAGATACAACTGTATCATAATCATCTAATACTTCAGCAACCCATCCGCTACCAGCAGCATTGATAGCTGTTTCTAATGCAGATAATGTTGTGTTAGTAGCAAAAGTAAAATTACCAGATGTAGTAGAGCCATTATACTCTAAATTAATTCCAGTAGAATCAACAGAAACTATTGCTGAAGTATATTTATTGGTATTATATATCTTTATAACATCAGCAGTGGCTAAGTATACCCCTTTTATATTTATAATTGGGTAATTCTTTAATAATAATTTTTGTGAGCCTAGCCCAGAATAATATTCTACAAAATTTGCTGCTTCAAAATCCCTATTACAATAATTTAATATGAATTGCTCTACGGCATTATGCACAGCAATTGCTATAGCATTTTCATCTTCATTTATTTCTAAAAAATCATAAACTTCGTCTATGCTTACAATTGACATTAATTTTTCCTAAATATAAGTGTGAAGTTAAGGAACTTTTTTAAGAGCAGTAACAGCAATTTCTGAAATATTTTTCAAAGATTCCATAATATTTTCCCCACCTTCTTGTTTTGTAAATCCTACAGATACAATACCTTTTTCATCTTTACTTAAATTAAATCCATC